TGGACGGAGTAGAGGGCAAGTTCCTACTATTAGACAACGAACCCCTACCCGAACTCATCGAGCGAATGAGCAAACACAAGTCCCCCGATTTCCTAATCATAGACTCCGTACAGTACCTGCGTGTAGATAAAGAAGATTATAAAAAACTCAAACGACTAATGAAAGAACGCAACAAAGCACTTATACTCATTAGCCAAGCCAATGGCAAAGAACCCAAAGGCGAGCTCGCCGACTTTGCCCGTTACGATGTAGATATGAAAATACGCGTAGAAGGCTACAAAGCCTTTGCCGAAGGAAGACTTAACGGAGGCGGACGACCCTTTGTAATATACCCCAAAAAAGCTGCCGAATATTGGGGTGATGTAGATAATTAACAAAAAACACCTATGAATACAATAGCCCAGCAAATCACCTATCGCCACGCCCTTGCCCACCAATTAGGGATCACCTATTTGCAGTACGAGAACCTACGCTATGAGTTCTATATAGATTGGTGTGTCCACCTTATACAACAAGGCAAAGCATCGCATTTAAAACCTCTCGTCAGCCACGATAGTCTAATGAATTGGTACGATGATCAATGGTACGAGCTCGTTGAGCAAACAATACAGCGCCTCTATGACAATGATATTACTCTGTTTAACGCTGACGACATTCTTCTGCTCATCACCATCTACGCTGAGAATATCCTGCAATACTATCCCAGTATATTGCTTAAAAAAATAACCGCCCGTGTGGCTCGCACCGAAGATAAACCGAACACAAGATGAGAATAGAACCTAACGAAATCAGCGACTACGACTACATCAATCGCAAAATGAGAGAGCACGCTCAAGAACTCCTCAAAACCGCCAAAAAACAAAAACGCCCCGTGCGATACCTCCCGCAAGGTATTAGTGGTGATAGTGTAATTTGGTGGGCAGACCTCAAAAAATACGGCAAACTAATAAAACAGAATAACTATGAAAAATAGATTTTTAGAATACACCGAAGCTCTTGCTCTTGACACCTTTTTACAAGTGCTTACTTTCGAGCAACGGCTACAGACCTGCCAATACCGCGCAGGTAAAAGAAATAAAGTACCCGCATTAGTGCAGAAGTTACAAGATTGGATATCTTACAATCAGTGGCAACCTCCTGCCTTTCGCTATGATGCCTTTACCCGCGAACTCCTATGGGAAGACGACAACGCCGAATGGCAACCGCTAAGCAAGCACCCGCTATACAAAGCACAAGTAACAGGATATTAACAAATAATAATTATCAATTATGACAGTAGATTTAACACACCTCACAGCCGACGAACTCAAAGCAGAACTACAACGCCGTGAACAAGCACAAAACGAAAACCGCGAGGCATACAAAGCCCTCGTCAATGAAGCTATACCACAAATCATCGGTAAGCTACAAAACTATTCAGAACAGATGGCAGAAATAAAGTTGCATACTTTTGAAGCTCTCAAAATTCTCTTGGACACCAAAAACGAAGTCTACGAGGTAAAAGGCGACCAACAAAGCCACACCTTCACCGATAAGCACGGCAACACCATCACCTACGGCTTCCGCGTCATCGACAATTGGGACGACACCGTAAATGCAGGCATCGAAAAAGTCCGTGACTTTATAGCCTCCCTCGCCAAAGACGACGACAGCGCCAAACTCGTAACCGTCATCAACCGCCTGCTCAAGAAAGACACCAAAGGCAACCTCAAAGCCTCCCGTGTACTCGAACTCACCCGTGTAGCCAAAGAGTTCAACAGCCCCGCCTTCACAGATGCCGTAACCATCATCGCCCAAGCCTACCGCCCACAACGTTCGGCTTTCTATATTGAGGCTAACACAATTGACGAGCAAGGCAAAAAGTGTAATATCCCCCTATCGCTCTCATCGGTAGACTTCCCCCCTGGTACTGATATTAAAAACCTCTTCCCAGTACACCAAAAGTACGAAGAGCAAGCCACCGCATAACACTACACTTTTAGCCGTTTCGGTAGCTAAAAGATGCTCCTCCGCCCTTAGTCCGATCGCTAGTACTAAGGGGACGCCCATAGGAGAACCACTAAGGCGAGGAGCTTTTAAATAACCTTTAAACACTGTTTAAAATGAACCCCGACGCTTTAATAGAAAAATATAAAGGAAAAACCCTCTCAGAGATAGCCAAGGAAAGTGGTTTTACCGTAACTCATACCTATACCAAGGAGTTTATAAAATCAGATAAAAAAGACAAAAACAATAATAGATGATGTATTTTATAACAGAAAAAAACAGTGAAACTGGCAAAAAGTTTCAGAAGATACACGATAAATTAATAGCCTGCTTTGATAGCCAAGAAGCATTAGCCAAAAAATATGGTTTTACCTCGTGGAGAGGAGGCTACTGGGTAGTAGCAGGAGGAATATCATCAGTGATATTCCCAGAAGACACTACTGTAGACACCAAAGTATGGAAGGAAGTCAGAAATGGTGAATATATGCCCAAACTAAATATCAAACAAGGAAAGGCTATACAAGCCGACTTTGACCAAGCAATTACTGTTACAAAAGCCGAACTTAACGCCTGCATAGGTTGGGACGAAGGTTTTAGTAAAAGTATAGGATTTGACGGCGATAATGATAAATACTTCGGTTTTATCATTGATGATAGTTGGACAGATATTATCATTCCTAACGATTGTACAGAAATAACCGTAACTAAGTACCGAGAACTTTTTAAAAAATAATGTATGACAACCACAATAAAGCCCCACCAAATTCGTATACTGCAAACACTACTTAGTAAGCGTTTCAGATACCGAGAAGCCCGCCTAAACTTTGTATGTAGTTTTGTAGGGCGAGAGCTCCCCAGCACCAAAAACCTCACCGAAGACGAGTTTTTCACCCTTGCCGAGCACCTTGGTTACCACTTTGAAATGCACGCCTACTTTGATGCCCAAAACAAGCAACATCTAAAGCTATTAGCCCTCTGTCACGAGCTCGGTTGGCGCAATACAGCCAACCCCAAGTACGCCGATATAAAACGCCTTGGCAAATGGTTCTGCAGTAGCAAAAACCCCTTTAAAAAAAGCCTCCAAAACCTCACCCCTAATGAAGTAGGCAAAGTAAACAACATCTTTGAAAAAATGCTCACACAGAGATATGAAAGAAGTTAGAAAATTAGCCAATGAGAAAATTAGCAAATTAGCCAATTGTTCTCACAAACATACTGAACGCCGAACCCTTGCCCACTACTGCACTGTAGAAGTAACCGCAATATTTTGCAAAGACTGTGGCAAGCAACTCACCAAAGAAGAGTGGAATGTATAACAATTTAAACACTATATAAAAATGACAACCTATACCGTAACCCTACACCGTACCCTCACCCTCCTAAAGCTCACCTATAATAAAGGTGAGCTTTGTAAAATAGAAATCAAGAGCGGAGGGCTTAATAGTCAGCAATACCAACAACTCGGAGCTATCCTACCCCCACAAGAGGAAGATATAGAACGCTACCAAGAACAATGGAGAGGCAGCGTTTCTTATCGTGAGGATGTGCCAGACCCTGTAAGTCTATACGGAAAGTTCTTAGACGAATGGTTCGACTTTTATAAACGTTTGTACGGATTTCCTCCCAAGTTTACAGGAGCCGATGGAAAAGCCCTTAAGCAAATTGTTAGCTACCTGCAACAAGTATCAGCCAACGACACCGAAGCCCTTGCCACGTGGCAATACCTACTTGGCAATTGGCAGAAGATGGATGCATTTCACCAAAAAAACACCGATTTAAAATACATCAATTCACAACTTAACAAGATATTACAAAATGCAAAACGAGGTAACAGTAGTGCAACAACAACCTACAGCGATAATTTCAAGCGAGAGATTCTTCAAGGTCTATTCACCCGCTAACTGTATGTTACATAGCTACAAACTCAAAACCATAGACGATGCTATCAACCTGCCTACGCCCAGTATCAACGCCGTAAGGCGTGACTATGGAGCAGAGGCTTGCGACAAGTTCGTGATGGCGTGGCTCGTCTACCTAAACGAAATGCTCAACCTATCCCGTCCAATGAGTGAAGACCAAATAAGGCTTTGCAGTAGCCAAATAATGAACGATTACGGTTACTTAAAGCTCACCGAGATTTCCTTCATATTCAAACGCATATTATCGGGCGAATACGGCGAGTTTTATGAACGTCTTGGCATTGATAAAGTACTTAGTTTTTTTCGCCAATACGACAAAGAACGCTTCACCTTTATAGATGAACAACGACAGCGAGAGCACTCCGAGTTTCGCTATCAAGAACGGGCTAATGAAACCCCTTTAGATGACTTTAAACGTCGTTTAAAAAAAGCCTACAGACTAATCTAAAATGAGCTAATTAGTAATTTTTAACATTCGCTAATTGGCTCATTTGCTAATTTGCCAATTATGTCATATCTTTGCACTATAAAATTCCTCATTCTCTTTGGTATATGCAACTTAAACGCAAATGTAAACAACGCCTACAGAGGCGTAATGAAAGAATACGTGAACTCTTCGGTGAGCTTACTAACAAGTACCCTCAATGGCGTATAGATGCGGTAATTGAGGAGGTAGCAGGCAGGGTATATTTGTCTCCCCGCACCGTAGAAGCTATTCTCTCTTATGAAGGTATTTATGCAGAAAGTTAAAAATGTTGAAAAAAGTTTTGGTAGTTTAAAAAATAGTTGTACCTTTGCACTATCGATTCTGCGGATTCGATAATACCAACGCCTATGATAGAGTTAAAACTCTTATCATAGGCGTTCGGGTTTTATTACAAAAACTCTACCTTAATCAGTTCCCCACTTTCTTTTAATATCCATACTTCACTTATCTGTTTTCCTTCATTAATTCTAAACTTTATTAACTTTTTGAGGTGCTCCATTGTATAATTACCCTCGTCTATTATAATACAATCAGATTGTTTTAATCCTCTTGAAAGCATATTTGGTAAAGAGTTTTTAGCGTCTCTATGCCCCTCGTGCTCATAGAACTTATTTCCTACTTTAAAGTCAGGGCATTTGCCCCAATAAGGGGTACCTTGCAAATCGGCATAAAGTTGTTGGTAAATTTTGTTTTTCAAAGGCGAGCTAAAGTGTGGTAATATAGTGGTTTCGTGTCCTTGCTTGGCAAAGAAGTCACAACACTTATACACGCGCTCATAGTCTGCTCCCTCTGTATTCACAAGGTTAGAGATGTTTATCTTTCCTCCGTTAGGGTATTCTTTTATCACCTTCTCTATATAGTTTTCGCCGAGCTTTTCCAATCGTTTCTCCACCTGCTTTTCTACTTCCTTAATGGCTTTTTCGCTCATTCCTTTGGCATAAGGTATTACGGGGAATATCTCACCCGAAAGAGCAGGGTTATTAGCAAAGGCTTCTTTTATAGGCACCTCTTCTGTACGTACACCTTCTGTTACTGGACCAGCAGTAGGCTCTACATAGCAACGACACCCCCAATCATTAGGAGGTAGGTGTGTTTTCCAAAAAGAATGCTCTACGGGTAACGTAAGCCCATCCCAGGCACGATGTGTTTCGCGAGTTCGTTCATCGTGTACAGCGTGATAGGTAAGGTTTGGGTATACGCGCTTGTTAGCTATATACTCCTCGTACTTTTGTGCCGATAAGGCATTGGCTACTGTTTGGTTGTACTCGGTTTGTAACCAACGCCTATTGTATTCTATATTCAGTTTGTTAGCTTCGGCTTTGAACTCTTGCCACGAAAGCACCTTGCCTTCTTTTATAAGGGCTTGCTCTATCTGCTGTTTAAAACTCGTTTCTTTGAAAGCTGAGAAGCGTGCAAGGTTGTGCTTTAGTGAGGTTACGAGTTCGGTATTAGATTCCTCAATAGTAGGGTTGTAGCCCTCTGCTAAGGCTTTATATAGATGCTTGTAGTAGTATTGCCATAGTTCTTTGCTTTGTGCTTCACTAATACTACGCTCTTCAAAAGCCTCACGTATGTACCCCTCTATGAGCCTACTCAAGTCGTTGTCTTCCTTGCTGAGCTTTATAGGCTCGTGCTCGGGGCAACAATGGGTGTGATAGTGTAACTTGAGTAGGCTTATGCTTTTTTTGACTCGTTCTGTTCCTCACTCCGTCCCTCTCCCAAAAAGAGGGAGGTAGGCATACTTTCTATTTCCACCCCATAAGTGCGCTCTATATAGTCCTGGGTAAGGATATAGCCACGCCCCAAGAGTACCCCGTCTATAGTGATTTGATTATTGGGGTCTGTGGTTTTTTCTACTGCTATTTTGGCATTGTCGGGTATAGAGTAGCCAATGGCACGCATAGCGGGCAAAAGCTGATTATTGAGGAAAGCTAACATCTTCTTTTCGTCAGCATAGACAACCTCTTCCAGTGTATTCTCGTGTACTGTGCCTTGTGCCTTGCTACTGCCGTTTTCGGTAGTCATTGTTTGGTGAAGTACGAGTTTGGAGAGTTCTTTATCCAACGCCTCAATCTTGCGGTAAAACACTTGGAAGGCATCGGCTTTGCTGTTCTCCTTAATATCTACTTCAGTACCAATAGGAAAAACGCCATAAGAGGCTGAACCCATTTCCTCCAACCACTGGGCAACTTCCTCTTTCACGCTATCACTTTGCGAAGCAATTTTGGCAATACGTATAGGAATACCAAACAGCTCCTCGAACTCGTCCCAACTACCCCACGAATGGCGCTTGAGGATTGCATAAGGAGTAGCCTTTTCGAGCAACCCCGAATGCTTGTAGAATTGTGCTACTAATACTACCTCTTCCACATCTCGTAGGTCTATGCCAGTGGTAGCATCGTAGTCTTTGAGCAGTACGTGCTTTTCGGGGATTACCAAGCCTCTATCAATAAGTTCTACGGCTTTGATTTCGCCCTTGGTTACCTCTTTGAGCCATATAGGTGAATGCCCGTGATAGATGCTTTGGTGAGCGAACTCAATAACGTCCTCAAACCATTGTTTGTCCTTGATATACTCGGTTAGGGTGTCGTCCTTAATCTCATCGATGGCGATAATATAGTCCTTATTGGTAGTTCGTAGGGTACGGTTTTCGGTGATACCAGTAAGATGTCCGTCGAGGAGTACATCCTGGTATACCTCCTCCAGAGGGTAAGTACGAGGATAGTCCACACTATAGCGGGCATAACGTGCCGAGTGCCAATGGTTGAGCTCGGTACGCCATAGCCTGCGTTGTCTTTTGATGATGTCCACCATCAGATTGGTTACCTGCTGAATATTTTGGGCTGTATTTTTGCCCAAATGTACTTTTTTATTAAGTGCATTACCACTAAGGGTGACACTCTTTTCTATACGTTGTTTATGGGGTTGCTTTGCCATTATTTTAATTGATTGAATAAACGGTCTGTTGCCGTTTTGATATTGTTGAATAAGGTTTTGGAGTCGCCTATAAATTGGCGCTTAGGCATACCTTTCAATCCCTCGTTGTGTCTTAGGGCATACTCCTTATGGGTGTAGAAGGTTACTTGCATTTTCTCCATACGCGCCATAAAAGAGTGTCGTAGCTTGTTGCCTCCTGAATTGTACCCCGTAAGGATAGCACGCCCTTGGTTGCGCTTGCCAAAGGGGGTAAGGGTGCCCTTTTTGCCTACCCTATCCGAGCGGTAACGGGTAAGGTCTCGCCCTCGTGTATCGGTAGTTTTGCGAGGTTGCCACTTCTGTAAGCCCTCATCATTAAACCCCTCATCTTGGAAGTTTTTTTGAATAAACTTGAGTCCCTCTGTTTTAAGGACAATGGGGACATCATTAGCTACTAAGCGTGCAAGGGCTTCGAGTTTTCGGCGGAGTTCTGTAAAGTTATTATTACTCATAGTTTTAATGAATTGCTTGTCGTGCTACGACTGCCTGCGGTGGCTCACCGCTACCAGTGATTGCGGTAGGTTTTGCGCCCTCCGAGCTTCATAAAAGGCGTGGGCGTATCGGGGGTGCCGTCGCCATCGGTATCTTTTAGGCGTTTTGGGAAGCCGACTTCTATTTCGCCTTTGGCTATCTTTTCGAGCCATAACATAGCCTCGTCATAGCGGAGCTTTGCCACTTGGTTGAGGGTTTTAGTTCGCCTTATATAAATTTCGTGGATAACAATATCCTTGAGGTACTTTAACAGTATTTTACTGCGTTTGTCTCCCTCTTTGGCAAAGATAGCTTCGGTATCATAGTACTTATATAAATAAGAAGCTATTAGGTCTATGCCTTCGGCAATGATTTCGGTTACTATCTGCTCGTCGCCTTGGGTGATAAGGTCTATCACCTCTTTGGTGGCGACTGTTTTGAGTTCGTCTTTGGTTAAAAACACGTTGATAATGATTAATTGTTAATGATTAATTATTTGCGATCTGCAATCGTTTGTTAGCATAAGGATACGGAGTTCGCCTATAAATGCGAGTGGTGAAGGTAATACGATAGCTCATAATGCCATCATCACTTAGGCGCAATTCTTCCTCTCGCACCTGTTGTACAGGCTTGAACTGTTCGCCTTGCAGGAATTGTATGGTATCGGTGATTTTGTCCAATATATCCAACTCCATAAGCCCCTCTTCGGCATCAGCAGTGCCTAAGTGTTGGTCTGTCCAGCCGTCCTTGCAATAAAAGTCTATATGGAATTCACACTCGCCCTCTTGCACGTGCTGTGTCATCGTTTCGTATGTGATAGGCATTACCTGAATGAGAGTGGCAGTCCATATTTCGGGATATCCGTTTTCTGGATTGTCAAACTGACCGCGTTGTAGGTCTATCAGCTCAATGCCTTCAATAGTGGCAAGGGCTTTTTTTACTTTTACAAATAGTTCTTTTCTCGGAGTACTCATATAGTTCTACGTTTGTGTTTAGCAATAAAAGGTCGCCCGCTTTGCAAGGGTTTTTCTGAGTAGCCAAAATACTGTTGGGCAAGAGTTATGGCACGCTCTAAAGTGTCTGGGGCGTCATCGTGTGAGGTAGTCCCTTTTTCAAAGGAAAGCACCTGCTTAATAAAAGCGTTGTAGTCACGTTCTGAACGCTTGGGAAGAGTCTCGTCCCAGTACAATATTTTGCGAAAGAGCGCATTGGTAATACCCGCCGAAATGCGATTGTGCTTGTCGCCCTCCTGGTGCAGACCAATAGGGATATTAGGACAAGCGTTGTCCTCTGCACTCTGCATAATAATAGGGGTATAGACGGCTTTCTGCGCCATAGTAGCATCAAAGAAGCCCATAGTGTTGTAGCCTTTTTTAAGGTACTTCTTTACCCACTGGGCGCGTACTTCCATAGCCGAGTTCAGCTCGCAACGCTGACAAAACACCTCTAACACGTAGAGCTTAATACCTTTTACCCCAATGAGTACCCCTGCTTTGTAGTCGCCTGTAGCGGTATAGGACAAGTCCCAATGGTCAAGCAAGCCGTCCCAAGCCTCATTACCCGCCACACGTACTAAGGCAATATCTTTAGCCTTAAATAGCTTGCCCTCCTCAATAGGGTTGTTGAAGTCCTCTCGTTGGGAAGTGTAATAATCATCGCTTAATAGAATGCGAATAATATCCTCTTTGGTGTCGCGTTCTTTCCAAGAGGGCTCCCACTCCACGTCCATATAGTTCTCGCGGGTAATGTTCACGGTGGCGAGGTTGGTAACCGAGTCGTGCAGGTGCGGACTGCCTTTCCATTTGTCGTAGAGGTAGTCCAATATACCGTCCTTGACGATGTAATTGTTATTGATGATAAGCCTACCTCGCTTGCGGTGAAACGCTTTTACGAGGTCTCCTGTAATTTTTTTGCCGTACTTCTCTATCATATCGGGGCGTTTGGCGCGGTCTATGTCCTCTATATCGTCCAAAATAGCGAGGTCGGGGCGATACATACCAAAGCGCAAGCCCCTGAAAGGTTGGTTAAGTCCTAAGGCTTTGAAATGCTTGCCGTCAGTGGTTTGGAAATCTCCGTCCGACCAATCACCGTAGGAGAGTTGTGTACCAAAGTCTTTAATGAACTTCTGGTTGTTCTCCAAATGCGCTTGCAGGTCGGATAGCAGTATTTTAGCCAAGCCCTCGTTCGCTCCTATAAGGATAGGAAAGAAAGTGAGGTTATTTTGTTTGAGGTGGCAGATGTTACCTACATTGGACTGTATGGACTTACCCGCTCCTCTGAACTTCTTTCTGAATTGTCGTATATATGGGTCCTTGTAAAGCCTTATATAGTCGTCAATATGAAACTTAGGTGTTTTGGCATCGCCCAACGGCAAGCCACTGTCAAGCCCGAAATAGTAGTCGAAAAACTCCCCATAGTTTTCGGGCTTTAAAAGCCTTTTGATACGTGCTTCCTGCTCGTCTGTAGTCTCCTTTTGGATAGCCTCGTAAGTAAGCTCCCTAATCATTTTTGACTTGGCAAAATAGCGTTCTTTGGCTTCTTTGAGTTCTGTTTTAGTCATCTCCTTTCTGTAATAATTCGGTTATATACATATCAAAGTAAGGG